CACCTTTAGCATAAAATTCATCACTACATTCAAATATAGCTATATCTAAACTACCTTTGTCTATTGCAATAAATACAAAGTTATCTACTCCAAACATTTCTTTATATAACCAAGCTTGTAAATCGTAAGAGTATTTATCTGCTGAGTATCTAAAATCTTTTATACCTGTAGTAGTTTTTAAATCTATAATAGTATTGCCTTTTAGTATATCTGCTTTTGCTCTAATTGGTATTCCATCTATCATAGCTATTTGTGGTACTTCAAATTCTGCTTTCGTTAAGTACTCCATTACTGCTTCGTTTCTAAATAAAGCATCTGTTAATCTTTCTGCTGCTTTTAGTTCACTATTAGTGTAAACTTCTTTCCCAGTTTCTTTAGCTAGTTTATATTCTTTACTTGCTTTTGTAGCAGCTTCTACGAATATCATATTGTCTAACTTGTTTGGCTCTAATACCATTGTGTGAAATAGTTTACCATCTCTTAAAGCTTGTGTTTCACCTGATCCGTATTTAGTAGTAAAGTAATAAGTTTTAGGTGAAGATAATAAAGTTTTAATACTTGAACTACTTAAAGCGTTTTGCCCTAAGTAATCATAGTAAAAACTATCATCATACATATTATCTAATATTTCTTGTTTGTCCCAGTTTTTTCCGTCAAATGTAGTTATCATATTATCTTATTTTAATGTTATTTAATAAATTCATAGTTTCATCTGTATTTAATACTTCTCTGACTTCTTGTGCGTACATATCACTTAAATCAAATTCTTTCGTTAAAGCAGCTATAACATCTGTTAAATTAGCTACCAAGTAAACATCTTCTCTAGCTTCTGATAAAGCTAATAATCTTTCTAGTTTTGTAATAATTTCTTGTTTGTTCATAGTTATTTGTTTTTAAATTATATACAAATGTAAACATATTATTTTAATAAAAAAACTTTTTAACAAAAATTTAACAAAAAAGGAAGCTATTTGCTTCCCTTAATTTGTGCGATACAAATGCTGTAACGCTGGTCTTTGTCTGGATATTCTTTTACCATTTTGTCATCTATCATACATCTTTGTAAAAACTCCTGATCTTTCTCTTTTGGTTGTGGTTGTGGTATTGGCATAGTATAAATTATTTATTGTTTTCAATCCATTCAGTTTGTAACTTTTCGTAATGCTCTATTTCTCTTTGTAAGTAATCTAAAGCTTTTCTTAAATCCTGGAGTTCGTTATCTTTTTTACCTGCTCTTGCTAAGTATTTAATTATATTACCTCTATTAAAATTTAAGTTATAATCTTTTATAAAATCTATTACATCATAACCTTTATTGTTTTCGTAATGTAACTGGGTTGCTCTCATATCTACTGTTGCCATTATTCTATTCTTAAAAATTCAGCTTCTGCGTATTCTAAAAACCAATCTTTATTAGTTTCGTACTTTTCTATAATAGCTTCTATCATTACTAGCTCGTCTATTGTTTTAGTTGCTAGTTTATGTACTAAACTTTCTATCTTTCTTTCTATGTTTATTAGCATTTCAGGTTCTGATTTGTGCATCTTAATATATTCTTCACTTACTATACTTTCTAAATCTTTATTTAAAGAGTTAATTCTATTCTTTAAACTTTGTCTATATTGTGTAGTTGTTTTTAAATTATCATTAGCTTCTAATAGTAGTTGACCTAAGATAATTGATTTTAAGTATTCTAGTTGTATTATATTCATATTGTTATTTATCTATGTGAATTAAAAAACTTATTTTCGTCAACATAATGACGGAAATTAATATAATTGCGTCAGTTTGTTGACGGAAATTAATATAATTGCGTCGTTTTATTGTTTTCATATTTCTTTTAAAATGTTTTCAGGGTTAATTTTTAAATAAGTTACTTCTTTTGAAACTTTGTAGCGTAAACTAAAGTGTGTTGAAGCAGGGTTTTTGTTGTTAGTTTCCCAATCAGGTTTTACCATTAGTAAATTCCAAAAGTAAACACCCCTTGGAGTAGAATTAACATAAATAGGAATATCTAAATGCTTTTCACATTCTACTAACATAGCATCATATTTCTTCTTTTCTAAAAGCATATTATCGTAGTGTGCAGTTCTACACTTTAATTCTATTCTGTGTTTGAATTGTGGTGAGTAGCAATCCCATCGGCTCATTTGGTTTTTAGATTTAACCAAGTCCTTATAGATATTTTCTTTTAACCAAAGAAATAGATCTTGTTCTTTCCAGTTATGCATCCTGTTGAGTTTCGTAAACTTTTCTTAAATCGTTTAAAGTATCTCTCCAGCAACTAGCACAGTTACTATCCTGTATTACTTCATTAAATACAGCTTTATAAATATCTTTAATTCTCCATTGTTCTTTTGGTGTTAAAGTTTCTTTTTTAAACTGAAAGTAAGGTAGTAAAAATTCTATATCTTCTTGTTCTAAGCAGTTTGGTTTTCTGTAGCTCCAAATCTTATTTAAAAATTCTTTTCTTGCATCACATCCACAATCAATTCCTGTAGCTTTTGACACAGCTTCTACTACTGCTTTAATTCCTGTAGCTTCTGTTATTTGTTCTACAGTATCACCTAGTCCTTTTGGTTTTCTTCCTTTTGCCATAATTTTAAAGTTTTAAGTTATCGTAATCTTCTTTTAATAGTTCTTTTAGTTTTTCTTTATGCTTTTTTAGTGAGTGGAATATACTTACAAAACTAATACCTGTTTCTTTTGCAAGACCTCTAATACTAATATCTGTATCTCTATAAATAGAAAATAGTTTTTTATCGTACCAATCCCAGTTGTTTACTTCAGATTCTGCTTTAGTTCTAAATTCGTTCCAATCTAGCTCTTTTTCTAAATCGAAATCATCTACCATATTGTAAATTTCTTCGTTTAGTTCGCATTTAGTTATCCTTTTTTTTACATTGTAAATTTGAAAATGTATGTTTCTAATAATAATAAAGCAGTAACCTCTATTTAATTTACCATTAGTAAACATTTGTTCTTCAGTAATTTTATACTTATGCAGTAAAAGATAAAACTCTTGTACAATATCTTTAGCAAAATCAGCATCAAATACAGAAGCTAATTCAACTAAATAATCTTGGTACTGTGAAACTTTTTCTAAGATTCCCATAAAATATTGATTGATAAAATACCTAATAACACTTGTATAGTGTGGTAGTTTTCTTCTTCTTGCTGATCTACATCGTATAAACAACCTATCATAAAGCCGTGAATAATTGCAAACTGAAGCTCTTTACCTGAGTACACTGCCCAAGTTATAAGAGAAAATATTAAAATACTAATAAGCAATATCATAATTGAATAGTTTAGCTTTAATTTTACCTATTTTTATTTCTTTTAAAGCAGGTTTAACTTGTATATTGATTTCTACATTAGTTAACTCATTATCTTGCTTTAAAATCGTTTTAAATGCTTCTTCAATAACTGCAAAATCTAAGCTATCTTCTGCATTAATTAACTCCTCTATCATTTGTAACTTAAAAGTTACATTTTTAAAGTAGGTTAATAGTTCAGCATTATCAGAGTGATAAACTAACATTCTGCTAGTGCTTAATTGTAAATCGTTTAAATGATTTTTAATTGTGATTTTTTCCATAGTTCAAATGTATAAATTAATTTTTAATAAGTAGATAACTAAAAGTCCAAACCTTTAATATTTTTTGCTTGTAGCAAGTTAATACCTGCATAAGTAAAGCCAATATTATTAGGAATCATCCTTAATTTAATAGGTGCATCTATAGAAGTTGGCCTGCCACCTGTTTCTACTTCTTTAACTTTTCTAACGTGTACTTCACTAATCATCCAATCTGTAGGATGCTGTGTATATCTATGTATAGTAAATACATCATCAGCTCTGTTACCCCATTTACCACCACCTTCTACATCTGCCATATTTGGTGGTACAGGTAAGCCGTTGTATTCGTGTTCTTTTTGGTGTACTCTTCTTAAAGCTTCTGTAACAGCGTGAGTATTTAACCAAATAGATATTTGATTTTCTTTACAAAATAAACGCATTTCGCTACTTACTTGGTAATCGTATTCGTGGCTACCTACATTTTTCATTAAATCTTTATCTTTTGCAAGTGAGTTATAAGGATCAATAAGTAAACCATCATAAGTCCATTCAGAGTGTATTTCTTTAGCTTCTTTAAGCAAATCTTTATAAGTATATAGTTTATCTACGTCGATAATTTTAAAGTGCTGTAACACCCAGTTTAAACCAAATTCTATTTCGTCATCAGTCATTTGCTGTATTGCTTTATTTCTTGCAAATTCTAGTATTTTTCTAGCTACTGAAGTTGATGTATTTTCACTTGAAAAGATTAACCACTTAATATTATGCTTTATAGTGTACATAGTCATTAAGTAAAGAATAACTGTAGTTTTTCCTACGTTTGCGTGTCCTATAATTACGTTAAAGTTTGCAGGTTTAAATCTTATATGTTCGTCAAATTCTGGTATGTTAATTTTAAGTCCTTCTTTAACTCTACCATATTTAACATCTAAAATGTTTTTTTGTATATCTAATAAATTCGCTAACATAGTTTTTTGTTTATTTAAAAAAAGGGTAGCTTTTACACTACCCTTGATAAATTAAAATGGTAAATCAGCAACTACCTCAGCACCATTTACTTTAATGTTTCTAGCGTTGTTGTGTTCTGTATTAGTTACAACTTTATCAGCCACTTTAACATTTCCATCAGTCCAAACTACTTTACCATTACCTACAAAGTTTCTTTGTTCTTTTGCAGCTTGTTGTTCTTTAGTTTGTGATTCCCATACTGATACATTTTGTCCGTATCCGTTAGTTTCATCATTTAAAGATAAAGTATAGTTTTTATAACTTCCATCTTGTTGTTTAATTCCAATGTTTAATAATGTACTCATAATTTTTAATTTAATTGTTATTTATTTAATTTTTAATAATTCGTCTTTTACTGATTTTGATAATTTATATTTAGTTTCTATTGCTGCTAATTTACCACCTTTTTTTAAATATTCAATAGCTTGTGTAAATTCAGGTGTATTTTTATTCAACCAAGATAACTCTTTTTCTTTAACTTCTGGTTTACTTTCTTTTCCGTGTGTATTAGTTGCATCTGCATCTTGTGTATCGTCAATAAGTAGTAAGTTACCTAAAGCATACTTTTTACCATAACTAGAAGCTGATCCAAAAGCTTGTGGAATCTGCATACCTTTCTGTGCTAAATCTACTCCTACTATTGCAGTAGCTTTAATTTCTTGTACACCATCAATATCGTGTATAGTTGCTGCTGAAGAAATAGTTGGTATATCACCATAAAATAAACATTCCTCAGTTATAGTAAAATATACACCATACTTTTCGTTAAATGGTTTTAGTGCTTCTAAGATATCTTCTGCACTTCTAAAATTGTACTTACCAAATGAATTAAATTTACTTTTATTCGATTTAAATTCTACTTGGATTTTGCTTAGTTTTTCGTGTAATAATTTCATTACTTGCTAATTTCGTAAAGTTGTTGTTTAATAATTGTTTTGTACTCATTAGGACAGTTATCCTCACAAAGCTCAAACACATAGGTTTTAACTTCGTTTAATTTACTTTCAAGATCGCAAACTTTTCTTTGTAATGCTTCTACTTGAAATCTTTGGTAATCGATTAAATCTTTCATAGTATATATTTTTAATTATGAAGCAAATATATAACTATTTTTTTAATATCAAACTAAGTATTAATACTTTAACATAATTTTAACATATTGCAAAAAGAAAGGGTAGCCGTTAAGCTACCCAATCACAAACAAAATTACTATGAAAACTAAGAAAATTCTTTTAATTTGTCTTTATATTGTTCTATCATATCTTTTATTTCATCTAAACTCCATTTTTTAGTTTGTTTAGAAAGTAAGTATAATTCTTCTGATAGTTCTTTTCCTATTTTTAAGCTAAACTCGAATTGTTTACCCTGTTGCGTTACATTACATCCATAACATTGTGGAGCTACATTTCTTTCATCCCACCTAGTACTCATATATTGCCTACTCATAAAATGGCCACAGTGTATTTTTTTTACTTCAT